AGTACAAACATTGGTATCCTTGCAAACAAAGCAGCAACTGCCCGTGATTTATTAGGTAGATTGCAAACTGCATATGAGAATTTACCTAAATGGATGCAACAGGGTATTATATCTTGGAATAAAGGATCACTGGAGTTAGAAAATGGATCAAAAATACTGGCAGCATCTACCTCTGCATCTGCAGTTAGAGGTATGTCTTTCAACGTTCTTTTTTTGGATGAGTTTGCCTTTGTTCCTAACCATATTGCTGACTCATTCTTTGCCTCAGTATATCCTACTATCACTTCTGGTAAAAACACCAAAGTCATAATGGTTTCAACCCCTCACGGGATGAACCATTTTTACAGATATTGGCATGATGCTGAGAGAGGTAGAAATGAATATGTTACAACGGATGTTCACTGGTCGGAAGTTCCTGGTAGAGATGATGTTTGGAAACAACAAACAATTGCCAACACATCAGAACAACAATTCAAAGTTGAGTTTGAATGTGAGTTCTTAGGATCAGTTAATACTTTGATAAATCCTGCCATATTAAAAAATATGGTATATGATTCTCCAATTACAAAAAATGCAGGATTAGATATTTACGAAGAACCAATAAAAGAACATAATTATATTATTACAGTTGACGTAGCTCGTGGGTTAGGAAACGATTATTCTGCATTTATAGTTTTTGATGTCACGCAGTTCCCTTATAAAGTTGTAGGAAAATATCGAAACAATGAAGTCAAACCTATGCTGTTTCCAAATGTAATATTTGATGTTGCAAAGGGATATAATAATGCATACTTATTAGTTGAAGTTAATGATATTGGTGATCAGGTTGCAAGTATTCTCCAATTTGATCTTGAGTATGAAAATCTACTTATGGCATCAATGAGAGGGAGAGCAGGTCAAGTGGTTGGACAAGGATTTTCAGGAAAGAAGACACAATTAGGTGTTAGGACAACTGCAGCAGTTAAAAAATTAGGTTGTAGTAATCTTAAAACAATGATTGAAGATAATAAATTGCTAACATGTGATTATGAAATCATATCGGAATTGACTACATTTGCACAAAAACATAATTCATTTGAAGCAGAGGAAGGATGTAATGATGATTTAGCAATGTGTTTAGTATTATTTGCATGGTTAGTTGCACAAGATTATTTTAAAGAAATGACAGATAACGATATCCGAAAAAGATTATATGAAGAACAAAGAAATCAAATTGAACAGGACATGGCACCTTTTGGATTTATTAATGATGGTTTAGATAATGAGAGTTTTGTTGACAAAGACGGAGATCTATGGAAGACTGATGAATATGGAGATCGTTCATACATGTGGGATTATTACTAATATAATTATAAAGCAATTATTAAATGATTAAATATTTTTTGTATGGTATAATGAGATATAATAAAAAAAGTAAAAATTACAATGAGGAGGACTTATGAGTGGAGACATAGGATTAGAACAACCGATCATCTTTTATAGTAAAAAGATGACAGAAGCTAAAAAAATTGTTTTAGAGCATAAAGGAATTAAATTAGAGTATCTAGAAATAAATAATAAAAAATGTAATCGACATGGAGTTCGATGAACAGATAGAATTAGAACATTTATTATTTTCAGAAAGGAAATGTAGAGTTTGTGGTAAGGTTAAAAATTTAGTAGAAGATTTCTATCTTACGAGAAAATATAAAGGAACTCTCCCATCAGCATATTCTTATGAATGTAAGACTTGTACTGTAAAAAGAATTACAAAAAGAAGAAAAGTTAAAATTTTAAAAGAAGATATATATCCAGACTGGTAATGCTCACGCATTGTTTCCCCGTCGTAAATACCCTTTTTCCTAAATATTTTTAGATAAATTTGAATTACGAGGAGTAAGGGATGGCCTTAAATTTAGCATCTCCAGGTATACTAATAAGAGAAGTCGATCTCACAATTGGGAGAATTGACGGGACAACAGGTAAAGTCGGTGGAATCGTTGGATCTTTTGAAAAAGGACCTGTCGGTGAACCAACTCCTATTACGGGAGAAAATGACTTGTTTGATCAGTTTGGTAAACCATACGATACAGATAAGCAATATGAAACATGGATGGTAGCATCTTCATACTTATCGTATGGAGGAAGTTTAAGTGTAATCAGAGCAGATGACACTGGATTAAAAAATGGTTTTGTGGGAAGTGCATCAAGTGTAAAACTGAAAAGCACAGAGCATTATCAGGAATTAGGGTATCAGGAAAATGCTTTAACAACTGTAACTGTTGCTGCAAAAAATCCTGGCACATGGTCAAATGGAATTAAAGTTGCAATTATTGATGGTAAAGCAGATCAAGTTCTAGGAATTGATACAGCTGGTGTTGCATCTACGATAACAGTTGGTACAGGTGTAACACAAGCAGTTCCTGCTGGCACAGTTATATCAGGAGTTGGTAGTACTAGTTTATTAGATGGTCACTTTAAAGGTATTGTTACTGGTGTTAATACAACCACTGGATTTGCAGATGTTAAATTCTTAAGTCATGTTTCTGCAGGTGGAACAGAGACGGCAAAAGACTTCAACAGTATTTACAAATTCGCAGGTGGTGAGAACGAAACAGCAACCTTTAATGGTATTGGTATGACGGCTATTAGTTCTGCAATAGACTGGTTTGATCAACAAACCTATGATGTTACTACTGCTTCAGTTGGAGGAGGAACAACAGTTACGACTGCTAAGTGGAATGCGGTTGCCGATAAACCAGGTACATCTGAATACGCTGCTGCTAGAGGTGGTAGATTTGATGAAGTTCATGTTTTAGTCATTGACGCAAAAGGAACTATTTCAGGAAATGCAGGAACAATTCTTGAAAAACATCTTAACCTATCAAAAGCAAAAGATGCAGAATTCTCAGTTGGATCACCATCTTACTGGAGAAAGTATCTTTACACAAACTCCGAAAACTTATTTGGTTTAAGTGGTAAACTAATTGGTGTTACAACAACTGGATTTAGTGAAGACTTCACTAAGTTTGGTGATGGTGAATGGGATCAGGATGCAGAAGGAATTATTTTCAATAGTTGTGGAGCAACTAATTTAACATTAGCAGGTGGAACTAACTACGGTGGAGTGAGTACAATTACAACAGCAGGTGCACTTAATTCTGGTTTAGGTGATTTGATTTCAGGATACCAAACATTTGAGAATGATACAATCAATAATGTTGATTTCTTACTTATGGGTGGTGGTCATCTTGGTAAAGATCAAACAAGACAATTAGCAACAACAATGATTTCTGTTGCAGAGGTTAGACAGGATGCTGTTGCATTCATCTCACCATCAAGAGATACTATCTTATCAGATACAGATAACGATGCTGCTACTAATGATCAAAATGCTGTTACTGTTAAGAGTGATGAGGATATCACCACAGGTATAATTGACTTTTATGACACAATTACATCATCAACCTTTGGAGTATTTGACAGTGGGTACAAATACATGTATGATAGGTTTAATGAAGTGTTCCGTTATGTTCCATTAAATGGAGACATTGCGGGAACATGTGCAAGAAACGACATTAACGATTTCCCTTGGTTCTCACCAGCAGGTACAGACAGAGGAGCAATCTTAAATGCAGTTAAACTTCCATACAATCCAACTAAATTACAGAGAGATAAACTTTATTCACATCGAATAAACCCAGTAATCAATTCACCTGGTGCTGGAATTATCTTATTCGGTGATAAAACTGCTTTCGCAAAAGCATCAGCATTTGATAGAATCAATGTTCGCAGATTATTCATCTACCTTGAGCAAGGTATTGCAGCTGCTGCTAAAGATCAGTTATTCGAATTCAACGATGAGATCACAAGGGCAAACTTTGTGAACATTGTTGAACCTTTCCTAAGAGATGTTCAATCCAAGAGAGGTATTCAAGATTATGTTGTTATTTGCGATGAGACAAATAACACTGCTGCTGTTATAGATAACAATGAGTTTATAGCAGATATCTTTATCAAACCAGCAAGATCAATTAACTTCATTGGTCTTACCTTTGTCGCCACTCGAACTGGTGTATCATTCGAAGAAGTTATCGGTTCCGTTTAATTAATTTAGAGGTTTAAGAAATGCCTTCACGTCAACAAATAAACACTATTCCTTTAAGGAAAATTAGTGATTTTAAAAGCAGATTGTCTGGTGGTGGTGCTAGACCAAACCTCTTTGAGGTAGAGTTAGCATTCCCAGATGCCGTTGCAATTGCCAACGATGTCTTACAGAAATCTAGATTTTTAGTCAAAGCAGCAGCACTTCCTGCTTCAACAATTGCTCCAGTCGAAAT